TCGGTGCGCTAGCCGGGACGTTCCGGGCAACAACAGATTTGCACGGCGTGCGAGGCGGCGCTGTAGGCGCGCGCCGCGTAGCGGCGTGCGGGCTTACTTCCGGCGCGCTGCGATCTTGTCCTGCAGCGTCGCGGCTTTCAACCCGGCTGCGTAAGTCGCGTCGGGCGACAGCTTGCGGTCGCATGCCGCCTGCTTGTTCGTGACGTCGCTATCGTCGACCTCATCCGATCCGGATTCCAGGATCACGATGCGCCACGTGCAGCTCTGCAGCTCATTGATCGGGATCTCTCGACCCAGCGAGTAGGCCAGGTTTCGTTGCGCCTGGTAGTCACCGGCCAACGCCTTCTTCTCCAACACCGCGCGGCGTTCGAACACGTTCGGTTCATCCGGCGGTGCTGGCGCGGCCGGCGGCGGCGTACTCGCCGTGGCCACGGGCGCGGGCGCCGTCGGCGCCATGGGCGCAGGCGCGGGAGCCTTGGCTCGCGGTACCGCGGCGGCAACAGGGCGCGGCGAGGTCGTCATGGCGCCGTCGATCGCGGAGCCGGCGAACGCTCCAACCACGAAACACAGCGCGCCGGCACCCAGCACCGACAGCACGCGGTGACGCGAGGTGCGCCACCAATATCGGCCCAGCCCGATCCATCCACCCACGAACACCAGCAAGAAAACCACCGTACCCATCTCGCTCTCCTTGCGCCCCCTGTAGGCGCCTGCAATTACTGTACTTCGAGCAGCTGGAAACGTTCAGTAATTACCCGATGCCCTGCGACGCGAGCCACTGCGCATACTCCGGCACCGCGCGCGCCAGCTGCATCTCCAGCCACGCCTGGTCGTCCTCGCCGCGCGTGGCGGCCCAGTGGCGCAGGAATGCGGTGATGCGCGCCGTGCGGGGGCTCTCCGACACCAGGTAGGGCGGCGGGCCGTCATCGCGCACGCCGTGGGCCTCCTCGCCAAACAGCAGCCAATCCAGCGACGTCCGATATTTGCGTACCGCTTCCACGCACGCATCGTATGGCGCACGGTTGCGGGTGCGCCAGCTGCTGATCGTGGTCTTCGGCACGCCCAAGGCCTCCGACAGCCCCTGGTCGGTCGTCACGCCGTAGAGCTTGCGCAGGCGCTCGACGACGTCGCCCACGTGGATCGGCTCCTCCATAGATACGCCCCTTGCGTACTTGTCCGAACTTTTCGCTTGACTGTCCGAAAATTGCGGACTATGGTGCGAATTGTGTAACACACCGGCGGCACTGTACCCCATGTCCATAGCGCAAAACCCTCCTGTCACCTACGCGCCTCGCGGCGTGGTGAATCGTCCGATCGCGCTGCGGTTGCTCGCCCCCGAGCTGGCCCAGCACGAGACCTTGGCCAAGCAAGCCGGGGTTTCCAGTGCGTCATTCGCGCGGCAGTTGTACCTGCGCGGACTCAAGAGCGCCCAGCGCGCCGGCCTTGTTCAGGGGCCTGCGCAGCACCTGAATAACGGCGCCCGGGTGAATCGCGCATGACTACGGCCGCGCCCACTCCCTCACCCGACACCCGCCACGGCTTGGCGCTCGGCCCGCACGCGCCGCGCCAGAGCCGCCTGCGCGTGCGCTGCCCGCACTGCCACAGCTTTGCCCGCGCACGGTCCAGCGACCTGCTCACGCCCACCTATACCGAGGTGCGCTTCGAATGCGTCAACGACGCCTGCGGCCACGTGTGGGTGGCCGGGCTGGAGGCACTGCGCACGCTGTGCCCCAGCGAGCAGCCCAGCCCGGCCGTGAACCTGCCGCTGGCCACGGCGCTGCGCCAGGCGCTGAACGATCCCGACCCGGCCACCGCCGGCTAACCCGCACCCATGCCAGGAGAGAGAGCCATGGCACACGACACCCTGCACCGCGCCGCGGTGGCCTACCTGCTGGCCCACCAGGGCCAGCACTTGAGCTGCGACCGACCGCTGCTGGTCAACCGCTGCATCGAGCACCTGCAGCACGATCACGCCACCACGCGCGTGGTGGCCGAGGTCGCGGCGCTGCAGGCGCTGGGCGACCTCGCCAGCCGCGCCACCGGCGTGCACGTGGATCTGGACAAGACCACCAGCTACGCCGTGTTCCTCGTCGACCCGGCCAGCGGCAAGCGGGTGTGCTTCACCGCCACCGATCTGCTGCGCCTGTCGCGCGACCACGACTTCCACGCCAGCCTCGCCGCGCGCCGCGCGGCGTCGCACTGACACCCGAGGGGACCCCCATGTTGCTGATCCCGCCCGGCGACACCGTCGCCACGCCCCGCAGTCCCCGCAGCGAGCACCGCAGCGCCGACGCGGACTTCGCCGCCACCGCCCGCACCGGCGCGCTGGCCAACGCCGCCCAGCCGCTGCCCGAGCCGCCCACCTTCGAGGACACCGCCGCCGGCCAATGGATATTCCGCGTGCTGTGCGTCGGCAGCGTGCTCACCGCCGCCTGGCAGTTCGGGTGGCTGAAATGAGCGACTTCCGCTATGTCCCATCCCTCGGCGCCAGCGAGTCCGTCGACGTCGCCGGCGGCCACATCGACATCGGCTGCACGTCGCTCGCCGGCATCGACAACGCCGTCACGTTCATGACCGGCCCGATGGGCTTCACCTGCACGCCCGCTCAAGCCGTCGCCCTCGGCGACGCCCTGATCCGCATGGCCCACCACTACACCGCCGCGCTGGCGGAATACCACGCGGCGCAGGGCGTGCCGGCGGGTGACGCATGAACGCCGTCGTCGACCTCGCCACCCGCCGCGCCCCGGCCGCACCGACAACCACGCACGCGCCGATCGTCATCGCCCCCAACGACCGCATCCTGCGCATGCGTGTCATGCGCGATCGCGTGGGCCTGTCCCGCGCCAGCATCTACCGCCTCATCGCGCGGGGCCTGTTCCCGCCCAGCGTGCCGCTGGGCGGCACCATCGTCGGCTGGCGCGAGAGCGAGATCAACGCTTGGATCGCCACGCGCGGCAACGGCGGTGCCGCATGACGCCGCCCGAGCCAAAGGCGTGCACGGCGTGCGCGTCCCACGTGCGGTTCGGTAACCGGCACCTGTGCACGTTGCCCATTGAAGCCTTTGGCGGGCTGCTGCAAAGCCAGCAGCACGACGACGAGCCGCACGGCGACGACAGCGAGCGCGAGTACATCGGCACGTCCTGCGACCAGGTGCGCCGCATGGGCGAAATCTGCGGCCCCGCCGGCGCGCTGTGGGAGCCGGCCAAGGCATGAACCCCACCCTGCTCGCCGACGTCACGCGCCTGCTGCTGCAGGAGTTCGAGTTCAAGGAAAATGGCACGTGGCTGCGCGAAGGCCGCTGCCCGCAGTGCCAGAAAACCGAGCTCTACACCCACGCCGATCACCCGTGGGTCATCAAGTGCGGGCGCGAGAACAAATGCACCTACGAGGCGCACGTCAAGGAGCTGTATCCGGACCTGTTCGAGGCCTGGTCCGAGCGCTACGCGCCTACCGAATCCAACCCGCACGCCAGCGCCGACGCCTACCTCACGCACATGCGCGGCTTCGACATCGCGCGCCTGGCCGGCTGCTACACCCAAGAGACCTACAGCGACCGCGACATCAAGGCCACCACGGCCACCGTGCGTTTCCCCCTGCCCGGCGGCGGGTACTGGGAGCGGCTGATCGACAAGCCGCAGCGCTTCGGCAAGAAAAAGGCGCGCTTCAACTACGGCTCCAAGCACGCCGGCCACGTGTGGCAGCCGCCCGGGCTGGATCTGTCCACCGTCGAGGACGTGTGGATCGTGGAGGGCATCTTCGACGCCATCGCGCTGTGGCTGCACGGCGTGGCCGCGGTGGCGGCCATGAGCTGCAACAACTGGCCTGAGCACTTCCTGGCCGAGCTGGCCAAGCAGCGCGCCGGCAACCGCCCGGCGCTGGTGTGGGCGCTGGACACCGACGGCACCTTCGGCGACGGCGCCGGCCAGCGCTACATCCGCAAGTGGGTCAAGCAGGCGCGCGCGCTGGGGTGGGATTGCAAGGCCGCGCAGATCCCGCAAGACGGTCGCAGCAAGATCGACTGGAACGATCTGCACCAGCGCGATCGCTTGGCGCCGGCCGACCTCAAGCGCTACCTGCACGAGGGCGCGCTGCTCATCGCCCGCACCCCCAGCGCCAAGGCGCTGCTGATCTACAACGAGGCGGGCCGCACTCAGTTCCCGTTCGAGTTCGGCAACCAGCTGTGGTGGTTCGAGCTGGACTTCAAGAAGTTCGCCAAGGTCAAGGGCGAGCTGCAGGACGCGGACAAAGGCCTCACCGACGAGGAAATCACCGAGCAGGCGCTCAAGGAGTGCAACGCGGTCTACCGCCTGTGCACCGGCTACCCGCGCGTGCTGTATTTCCAGCGCAACGACATCACGGACGAGTCCTGGTACTACTTCCGCGTCGCGCGCCCGGGCGACCAGCCGGCGGTAAAAAACACCTTCACCGGCGCGCAGATCATGGCCGGCGCGGAGTTTGGCAAGCGGCTGGCCAGCATCGCCGGCGGCTGCCTGTTCAAGGGCGAAACCAAACAGCTGCACGCCCTGCTGGAGCAGCAAATGCCCGAGGGCACGCTCAAGACCGTCGACACCATCGACTTCATCGGCTACAGCCGCGAGCACGAGGCCTACATTCTCGGCGACGTGGCGGTCAAGGGCGGCAACGTCTACGAGCTCAACGCCGAGGACTACTTCGAGATCGGCCGGCTCAACATCAAGAGCCTGCTGCAGTCCATGCGCCTGCAGGTCAACACCACCGCGGCGGACTACACCGACGCCTGGTACGAGCATCTGTGGACCGCCTTCGGCGTCAAGGGCGTGGTCGCGCTGGCGTTCTGGCTGGGCTCGCTGTTCGCCGAGCAGATCCGCGCCACGGACAAGAGCTACCCGTTTCTGGAGCTGATCGGCGAGGCGGGCAGTGGCAAGTCCACACTGATCGAGTTTCTGTGGATGCTGCTGGGCCGCTTCGACTACGAAGGCACCGACCCCACCAAATCCACCCTGGCAGGCCGCACGCGCACCTTCGGCCAGGTGGGCAACCTGCCCATGGTGCTGATCGAGGCCGACCGCAGCAACGGCAACGACCGCGTCAACGTCAAGCAGTTCGACTGGGACGAGCTCAAAACCCTCTACAACGGCCGCATCGGCCGCGCCCGCGGCCACAAGAGCGCCGGCAACGAAACCTACGAGCCGCCGTTCCGCGGCTCCGTGGTCATCAGCCAAAACGCGGTGGTGGCGGCCAGCGACGCGGTGCTCCAGCGCATCGTGCACATCAACCTGGACAAGAGCGGCCACACCGCCGAGGGCGGCGTCGCCAGCAAGGCCCTGTCCAACATGCCCATGGAAAAGGTCAGCGGCTGGATGCTGCGCGTGATCCGCCGCGAGAAAGACGTCATGGCACTGCTGGCGGAAATGTCCGCCAGCTACGAGACCATGCTCAAGGCCCACCCCGCGCTCAAGAGCGTGCGCATCTGCAAGAACCACGCGCAGATCATCGCGTGCGTGGAGGCGCTGGAGCTGGTCACGCCCATCACCCGCGCGCAGAAGCAAGCCACCATCAACGCGCTGATCGACATGGCCGTCGCCCGCCAGCAGGCCATCAATGCGGACCATCCGCTGGTCACCGAGTTCTGGGAAAAGTTCGACCACCTCAACGACACCGGCGGCGACGAAAAGCTCAACCACTCGCGCAAGGACGACATCGCCGTCAACCTGCCCGAGCTCTACGAGGTCGCCTCCAAGCACGGCACCACGCTGCCGGCCTACGCCGACATGAAGCGCCTGCTGCCCGAGAGCCGAGCGCGCAAGTTCACCGGCTACCACACCGTCAACAGCGCCCTCTACGAGGGCACCGGCAAGTCGGTGAAGTGCTGGGTTTTCAGCCGCGAAGGCGCGGCATCACGCAACAGCGATTGACCAGGAGAGAGCGATGAACAAATCAGTGATCGTGTACGGCCCGAAGGGCTGCGGAAAAACCACCAATGCCAAGCGCATCGCCGCGGCGCTTGGCCTCACGAAGATCATCGACGACAGCCAGTTCGACCCGCGCCAGCCACCGCCGTTAGCCGGCGTGCTCATGCTGACGACCGAAGACCCGGTGTATGCGCACGAGTGGAAGCCGTACTTCCCGGAAACGATGTTCTACCCCGCCGCGATGCGTCGGGTCGAGCGACATGAAGCCGGCCTGCCGGTTCATTAAAGCAGGGGCGCCACGGCACCGCTCGCCAGCAACTGCCGTGTGGCTCCGATCCCGTTCCCAACCATGTGGAGAGAGACATGCAACCGAACGCCGTACGCGCACAGCGCAAACCTCGCAGCCCGGTGCCCAAGCCCCGCGGCATGGTAATCCACCACGGAGGCCGCCGCATGGGCCGCACCTTCGCCACCCGCGCCATCGCCGACCTCATGCGCCTGGTCGGGCGCCTGTCCGTCGACGCCCACGCCCGGCCCGAGCTCAAGCCGGCCCACCGCCATTTCATCAGCGGCTACCTCACCGCGCTGGAGGCCGCCGGCCTCCTGCCGCACCCCGAGCTGATCCGGCTCCAGCAGACCTGCGAAGTGCTGCTGGATGGCGACCTCACCCTGATGGACTTGCGCACCATGAAAAACTCCGGCAACGACACCGACCCCACCTACCTGCGCGCCATGACCCTGGTGCGACGCGCCGGCCACGCCGACCCCGCCGCCCTGGCGCGCCAGCTCGACACCAGCGACGTGCAGGCCCGCCGCCTCATCGAGCGCATGCAGGCCGATAGCCTGGTCAACGAGCCCGACCTGTTCGGCATCCGCACGGTCAAGATCGAGCCGGAGGTGCGCCATGGTTGATTCCACTCACCCGCTGGGCATCGACCGGGCCGCGCTGGATCGCCTCCCCGATAACCTCGTTTTCATCGACCTTGGCTACATCGTAGACCGCGGCACCATCGCGGCGCTGGCCGACTGCAAAGCCACCGTGTGCGTGGCCGGCGACGTGATCCGCGAGCGCGCGGCGCAGGATATGAAATGGGGCCAGAGCAACCACCCCAGCCTGCCCGCCGGCGTCAAGCACCCCTGCGCGTTCTTCGGCATCCCCACCGCCGACGCCGCGCGCCTGTTCTGCGAGACCGCCTTCCGCACCGGCACCGGCAGCAACGCCCACATCCTGCTCGAGGAGGTCAGCGAAGCGATCGAGGCCGCCGACGATCCCGTCCACCTGCGCGCCGAGCTGGTGCAGGTGGCGGCCGTCGCGCTCAAGTGGATCGAGCAGATCGACCGTCGCCCCGCCGCCTTGCCCGCGGAGGTGCGCCATGGTTGACCAGCACACCACGGCGCGATGGATGGGCGTGGATTACGCCGACGACGCCGACAAGTTCGCCGGGCGCGGCTACGTGCTGCGCGAAAGCCTCGCCAGCAAGCAGCAGGGCCGGCCGGTCTATTTCCAGATGCAGACCCGCATCGGCCCGTGCCACACCAGCAACCCGCGCGACGCCCATCGCTTCCCCACCGAACACGACGCCCGCACCTGCCCGGCCTATGCCCACCCGCTGTGCCACTACGTCGTCGAGCCGGCGCCGGAGGTGCCCCATGGCTGACCTGCACGAAACCTGCACCAACGTCGGCCTGGACAGCAGCAGGTACAAGCCCATCGCCCACGCCACGGCCGAGGGCCGCGTGGCGGTCTACGTCGGCGCCGCGTATGCACACCTGACCCGAGGCCAGGCCATCAACCTGCGCGACCAGATCACGCGCGCGCTGGGTGAGCTGGAGGTGTCGGCCGACCGGGCCGCAGGCCACCACGCCACGGCACCGTCATTCGCGGCGCAGATGCAGGCGTTCCGCGCGCAGTCCGCCGTGCCGCCCACCACCGACCAGGAGGCCATCGCGCTCGCCGCGATCGCCCAGGAGCACCAGCCATGATCGAGAAAGTGATCCCCCACCCACCGGGCCGCTTCAGCGTGTGCCGCTGCGGCCACGAGCCGCGCCTGATCCTCACCCTGGGCCGCACCCTGCGCGAGACCGGCACCGACGTGCCCACCACCCGCTACGCGCTGGAGTGCCGCTGCGGCCGCGCCACCGCGCGCCACGCCACCCTGCTGGACGCGGAAACCGAGTGGGGCCCGCTGCTCAGCCAGCGCCCGCTGGGCCTGCCCGCGCCCGTGGCGCTGCTCACCACCCGGGCGCGCTCGCGCAAGGAGGTGCGGCATGGGTGACATCCACGAGCTTCGCCGCGCGCTCTGCGGCATTCGGGTCGTTGCCGAGAAAGACGGCCACGACCTTATCCGGCGAAACAGCATGCTCAACATCGTCGACCAGCGCGTGACGGGTTGGCAGGCCGACAGCGCGCGCATGGACTGGCTCGAGCGCAACCCGCGCCTCGCTGAAATCGTGGTCGATGGGCACTCCACCGATTGCTACGTGTACGCCGTGAGTGGCGCGCCGGGCATGAAGCTGCGCGAGATCATCGATGCGGCCATGCACGCGCCGGCGGACAAGGAGACGTCCCATGATTGATACCCGCGAAATCCGAGTGTTCCACGTCTG